TAATGACCAGCATGAATTGTGGGAAGAAATAGTAACAACTGTGGCGGAGGCGCTAAACAATAATAACGCAAACTTTAACTCGGACATGTTTTATAAAGCATGTGGAATGGGAGCCAAATAAATGCCTATAGAATTTGACGGTGCAGATACTGCAAGTCCTGGCCCAGTAAAGAGTTTACTTTACGGTGAGCCAGGTATGGGAAAGACCTTCAGCCTTAGATCGTTGCCTAAATCTGCTCTCCCTGCATTACTCATAGACTTAGATCGAGGGGCTACATCTGTATTAGGAGGCTTCGATAAAGGAGAACTCCTCGGCTTTATTCCAGACCGATTTGCAAAGGCAGGCAGAAAAGAAGCTCCTGCAGCATACGAACAAGTCAAAGACAGGCTTAACGAAATCCATAATGACGATGCAATAAAAACTGTTATAGTTGATTCATTCACAGAATTGTATCAAAATATAATGGATTACGTAATGCACAAGAACAACAAAGCGTTAGACAGCGCACCTACACAACCAGACTATGGCATGGCGATGCGCTTCTGTATTAAGTTTGTTGAAGCTCTAAGCGAACTCAACAAACACATCGTAGTGATTTGTCACGAAGCTAACCACACTAACGATGTGACTGGAATCACTAAAGTCACTCCTGCACTGACAGGACAGTTAGCTTCTAAGATTCCTGGCTACTTCGACAATGTGCTCCACGCCAAGGTGAAAGGCCGAGGCGAGAAGCGGGAGTATATCTGGGAAACAGTTCCTAACGGATTATATATCGCACGCACTCGCACACAAGGTTTAGATACAGAAATTCCACAAGACTTCAACTTGCTGATAAAGGACTAACCCATGAATTACGATGCGTGGAAACTGTCATACCCACCGTGGTGGGATGATCCAGTTGAGCTATGTGATGAATGCGAAGAAGACGTAGACGAATGCGCATGTGAGGACGAATAGGAAAATTAAGATGTCAAGTAAAGATGAATTTAATCTTTTGAAAAGTGGAGAGCTATCACGAGATTCCACTGATGCATTTTCGCTTGTTATTACGCAAGAAGAGATAGATTTATTGGTTTCTCTTTTGCACAATGACATTGACAGAAAACTCCGCCACAATACCGATCCCACTGTGGCACAGTCAATTTTTGCTAAGATTATTGACTTAGGATTGCGGTCTGAAGAAAGTGAGGATGATACAGACCAATAACTTCGGGTCACGAATTTAACCTAACTCTAACACGGAGAATTGAACATGACTGAAGCAACGCTAGACTTCGGAAGCTGGGAATCAGAGGAAAAGAATCTCAGCAATACTGTACCTGCTGGAACGTATGACCTACAGCTCGACAAGTGGGACTATCGTGAATCTAAAAACAAGGGTACTGCCGGAGTCAATTTTATATTTAAGATTGTCCAGAATGATGATACTACTCTAAATGGCCGCACGATTTTCCACTGGGCCGGTTGGGGTACATTTTTCTTTCGTTCATGCGTTATGGCTCTTTTCGAAGACCGCCTCAAAGAGTTGAACGGAATGGATCCAGACAGCGAAGAGTACGAATCGAGCAAATTGAAGTTGAATCTCGGGGACATCCAGAATGACGTGTCTGAAGATTTGGATGAAGCTATAGGTTCGATTGTTATTGCTGAGGTCGCTGTCAATTCCTGGACTAATGAAACCACTGGAGAGAAAGGCGAAAACAACAAAATCTCTAAGTTTCAGCAGCAAAGCTAAATAATCATAAGGGGGAGAGTCATCGGGAGGTCACGCAACACCCAAAGAATTGAATACAAGGAAAGCCCTTGCATAATTCTGCGTGTGCTGGCTCTCCCCCTTTTTATTTATAAGGATCAATAATGAGTTCAGTAACCGAAACAGTAAATCAAGAGCATATAATCATCCCCGACGATCGGCAACGCAGCATACGGCACGACGACGCTTTGGCAGAACTTATAGAATCTATTGCAGAAACAGGCCAGATTCAACCTATTGTTGTTGACAATGCAAATGTACTCATAGCTGGCGAGCGGCGTTTAACTGCTATACGCAAACTAGTTTCTGACGCGCGTCATAATGGCGATGTACTATGTCGACGTATTCAGCCTGAATCAGATTTCCACCGTCATGCAATCGAATTAGAAGAAAACATTAAGCGCGTTGATCTTACTCCAGCAGAACGTGATCTTGCAATAGCAGAATACACTCGACTCCGCCAAGCGCAAAAAGGTAAAGCTAAACAGCACGTCGGCGGTGGGCATTCCCAAGCAGATACAGCTAAAGAATTAGGCATAAGTGAAGCCACAGTTTCTGATGCAATGAAAAGTGCTACAATCCTTGAACATCACCAGAAAACAAATCCCGCACTCGCGCAACAAATCATAGATGAAGGATGGACAAGAAATGCAATCGTCAACAAGTTCAAACAAGATCGCATCAGACAAATCCGAGCAGAAATTGGCAAACGAGCATCAGAAAAACTCTCAGGAAAACTTGATGACATCGTACATTGTAGCAACGCCCTTGAATTTCTTGATGGGATTAATAATAAAAGCGTGGATTTATTCCTTACTGACATCCCTTTTGGCATGGATGTGTTTAAAAGCGCTGATTTACGTAACTCATCTTTAGGAGAGCAATGGGAAGATGATCCTGCGGCAGTGAAAGAATTTGTGCGCGAACTCATACCTCGTGTATATAATATACTCAAAGACAACACTCACGCCTTTATCTTTACTGCATGGCATCAAACATTCTGGATCGAAGAAATCGCAGAGCAGAATGGCTTTGTCTTTGAGTATCCCCCCGCTATATGGGATAGAGAACACGTTACTCCATCCAGGCAACCTACTCTTTCGTTTGGCAAAACTTATGAATATATAGTACACCTTCGTAAAGGTTCTCCTGTATGGCCTGAATCATTAGGAAGCGACGTGATACGCGGATTTCGGCGTCCCACTAATCCTAAGTATCCCAGCCAGAAACCTCCTGGCACAATGGGGTATTTTATTGAACGTGGGTGCATGGAAAACGAAATAGTCGTAGATTGTTGTTGTGGCTCTGGATCCACCGGAGTCGATGCTATAAATTTAAATCGCCGTGTATTATTAAACGACATAAACGAAGAAGCAATTAAAATTACTAAATCTCGTATTGCATTAGAATGCAAGGAAAAACTCGATGCCATATATAGTGGAGCCTGACGGTAAGCCCGACGCAAAGTATTTAATTGTTGGAGAGTCTCCAGGTACCGATGACGATAAAGAAGGCAGACCTTTTTGTGGGTGGTCTGGAGAGCTACTTTTTGATGATATACTTGCGCGCGCAGGAATTCTTCGTAAGAGTTGTCTCATAACTAATGTATATTGGGAGCGTGTATCTGGAAATAAACTTGAGACCGTATCAGACATTAACAAGTATCAAAAAGCTAATGATGCTTTGATCACTAAAGCTCAACCTAAAGTTATAATTGCGTGTGGCGAATATGCGCTTAGATATTTAACAGGCGAAACAGGTATTACTAAGTGGCGAGGTTCAGTAATGCACACAAAGTTTGGATGTCCATGCGTTCCTATGATCCATCCACATTCTGTAATGCGCAACTACGCCTGGAAAGTATTGTGCAGACACGACGCTCAAAGGGCGCGGCATGTAGCTGATAATGGAATGCCTCCCAAAGCGCGTCGTAATATCATATCTTATGCGACTCTTAAAAAAGTATTGGGCGACGACAAAGATGCGATAGTGAAGCAAATGCAAAATGAACTAGAGCGTATGGAAAGTTCAATTGCAGCAGCATTCGATATCGAAACATATCGAAATACAATTACCTGTATCGGAGTTGCAGATAGCGAAAACGACGCGGTTGTCATTCCATTTACAGGGCAGTTTAATCATTCGCAATGTATAAAATTAATTCGGAGTTTAGATAAATGCTTAAAAAGCAATGCGTTTAAGATCGGACAAAACCTTGATTATGACGTACAATACTTAGCCAAACGATTCGGCATAGGAGTAAACAACGTATGGATGGACACTATGGTTGCACATTCAGTAATGCATCCAGAGATGGGTCATGGCCTGGACCTGCTAACTTCGTTATACACACTATACCCATACTACAAAGAGATGAGAAAAGAGGCTACATCGGGGCAATACAATGCAACGCTGTGGGAATACAATGGGATAGATTGTTGCATTACATACGAAGTGGGCATGAAATTGTGGCACGAACTGCAATCGACCAGGACTCAGAAATTCTTTACATCCATCTCGATGCCCGTAACAAAAACTTTGATAAGGATGGAGCATAGAGGCGTTCGCGTAGACATTCCGTTCCGCTCTGAACGCAAAGAATCTATGGAGCGTCAAGTGGAAGATTTAAATTCTAACCCACTACTATGCGGAGTAAACCCAAACTCTCCGAAACAAGTGTTAGATCATTTAAAATCCATTCTACCCCGAGGTGAAGCTAATCGTTTATCTAAGTCTGACGTACATGCTTTAAAGCTATTACGCGCCAGACAACCTCAACACAGAGATTTCATAGATGCAGTTCTTAAAGTACGGGAATTGCGCAAAATAATCGGAACATACTTAGAAGCAAAAGTTCACGTCGATAAACGAATGCGCACATCATACCGCACATCAGCTACTGATACAGGTAGGATATCATCGTCTAAAGACGTCTTTAACTTAGGGATGAATCTACAAAACGTCCCAGGAGATCAACGTGATTGGTTTATACCGGATGAAGGAAAGATATTTTTCGAAGCTGATGGATCTCAAATTGAAGCTCGGATTACTGCTTGGCTTGCTCAAGACGAAAACTATATTTACGGGTTTCTTGAAGGAAGGGACATACACACTGAAAACGCCATTGGACTCTTCGGAATTGATGAAGCTGACGTTAGAACCCAAATCTCAGGTTCACACTATAGTTACAGAGATGTGGGAAAACGAGCATCACATGCAATTAATTATAAGATTGGACCGAAAAAACTAAAAGACCTGATGAACGAATACGTACCATCATTAGAGTTTAAGATGGGCGACGCCAATCAATTTATTCAATCATTTAAAGATTTACGGCCTGGCATAGCGCTATGGTGGAGTAAGATCGCAGGAGAACTACGAAATGAAAGAACGCACTACAATATCTTTGGACGAAGACGTGTCTTCTTGGGCAGAGCGGGAGAGGATCTTATACGAGCGGCAATTGCGTTCTTTCCTCAATCAGCGGCAGCAGATCATATCAATCGGGCAATCACTCGAATCGAGGCAAGACTTAGGGATGTCGAAGGCGCGGAAATTCTACTTCAAGTGCATGATAGCGTTGCTGGGCAGTGCTATCCGGATTCTCTTGAAAGAGTTAAAGCGATCGTTATCGAAGAGCTTGAAGCACCGTTGCCAATAGAATTCGACGGCATAAAGCTCGTTGTACCGGCAGACTTTGCTACAGGGAAAAACTGGAAAGACTGCAAATGAGCAAGGTTGGGATTTTGTAGGGGGTTTTAGGTAGGCTGAGAGCTTTGTTGGTTCCCTGTAAGCCTTGTTGGTAGACTTAAATAGTCCCCTTAACTACTTATATACCCCATAAGATAGACGCATCAACAACGAAAGTCCCTTACCAATGTCTACAAATAAACCGTACAGGAACCTTAACGACATAAAAAAATTGCATGAAAAGATAATTGCAGAGTACGTTGAGTGGCAACATGAACGTGATACATCCCCACAAAACAAGTACAAAAAACATAATGCTTTATTAAGGCGGTGTTTAATGAAATGTATTGAAGAGTATCCAGATTTAGGGGAGTCGCCACATGTCAAGTTTACCCTCGAGGAGTGCACAAAATGATACGAAAGGGTTCATTGAAAGTTATATGGCCTATACGTCAGGACAAGAGTCACCTGCCGACTTTCACTATTGGACTGCCGTGTCCACATTGTCAGCAGCCGTTGGCCGTAACATATGGCTTAACCGAGGATATTATAAAATATATCCAAACCACTACATCATTCTTGTCGCAGGATCTGCCCTCGCTAGAAAATCCAGTGCTATCAATATCGGAATTAGAATACTCCGTAAAGCCCTTGAAAGACTTAAAGAGTCTGGAATAGATGCTGGAGCGCTGAGTGTATTATCTGCAAAGATGACTCCAGAAGCACTGTGCCGAGCGATGTCAACAAAAGGCATTAAAAGCATGTATGCTAATGAAGAGGACACTGAAAATGCAGAAGAGAATAAAATAAGTAGACCGTTAATGTTGTATAGTTCTGAGTTAGGAGTGTTCTTGTCGCGAACTGCTCAGATGAATGGCTTAGTAGATTTATTAATAGATTTCTATGATTGCCCTGATGACTGGGAATACTTAACAAAAACTCAAGGCGCAGACTTTGTGCATAATGTATACACGGCGATGTTGTCTGCGACGACTCCTGATTGGATATCTGCTAATATTACAGGATCGGTATTCAATCAAGGTTTAGTAGGCAGGACAATATTTGTACATTCAGACAAAGCGCAATCCAGGGTAGCACATCCGCAGTTCAACGAATACGAGAGATTCTTAGAAAATAGATTGTTGGAGCTGTTAGAATCTAAGTTGCTGCTTCAAGGCGAAGTGCAATTAAAT